GATGCGAGCTAGCTCGATGAAACGCTCGCGCTCCGCATCGGTGGCGCAATCGATCTCTCGAGCGATCTGGTCGATGTAGTCCGCCATCAGATGGCGCGGGAGGTGAGCGTCCAAGTCCCAGAGATAGGAGTAGCGAACCCCAGCAGGCTTCAAGCCCTTGCGGATGATCGAGGAGATGGTCGCGCGATCGTGTTCACCGAACGAGTCATCGTCGGTTTCTACACCACGAAGCGAAGCGACAGCCTCGTGGACCGATGCGCCTTTGCGAACACGATCTGCCACGAGCTTCGTGCCATACCGAAGCTGCTTCGGATCCGTCGGCCCGTCCGACGGCATCGCCTCCAGGGCAGCGAGCGCGGCCTCGCGCTTGGCCTTCTCGGACATCTTGATGGTCGTGTCGGTGGCACTCTGCTGGAGAAGCTCAATGCGACCGTCACTGTGCAATCGAACGTGGTTCACGACGGCATCCCTCCCATCCCCTGCGGCGGCATCGGGGGCATCCCCCCGGGCATCGGCGGCGGCATCGGGCTACCCGGAGGCGCACCCGGCGGAGCGCCCATCCCGGGCAACGTCTCCGGCGGAGTCATCGCGGGTGCCTGCATCGGCGCGGGGTTCTGGAGTCGGCCGATGGCGTCGGCGAAAGCTACGAGCAGGTCGAGCTTCTCTTCCTCGACGCCGTTGAACTCGGCGCGGGCCCACGCTTGGCCGATCATCTTCCGCGCCTTGGCCAGATCCATCATCGCCGTAGGCACTGCGGCCGTCTCGTCGCCGTCGTAGATGATGCGATCGATTCGTGCGCGCAGCATGTCATCCTGCGCGGTGATGAGGTTCGTCTTGTCCTCCAGGTCGGTGATGTCGACGAAGTTCGCCACCTGGTCCGGACTGAGCAGCCCTTGAGCCACGAGCTCCTGCGCCTGCTCCAACCGAGCCTGCGGACTGCGTGCCTTGAATGACGTGGGGACCACCGCCCAGCGGTAGGTACCCTCTTCGAGCTTCACGTCACTATACGAGATGAGCCGGTTACGCTCGCCCTTGGCGCGCGCCATCGTCTCGAATCCGCCGAGCTTGTCGAAGAGCTTGGTGACGAGCTGCGCGATGCGAACGAAGAAGCGGTCACGGAAGCGCATCGGCTCGCGCAAGCCCTCCGCGTCGGTCTCCTCCATGATGCGCATGGCCACGCCGCTCTTGATGCCGCTCGGAACCTGACCCTGCGTGGAGAGCAGCGACGTGCGCGCAAGCGTCTGCATCTCGCCCTCGACGCTCTGCATGTACGTGAACGCTTGCGGACTGATGCCGTCGAACTGCACCTGGACGATGTCTGTCTGCGGGTTCGGCACCTTGATGATGTTGCCGATGCCGTTGTCGAGTTGCTCGACGGTGATCTCGGCTCCAGCACGAACGAACACGCGCGGGACCACCATCAGGTTCATCGACTCGTCGATGCGACGTGTCCACTTGTCGAGCGTCTGCTGCGGCGTGGCCAGGTCCGCCATCAGCGGATGGCCCCACATGCCGCGACGCGGACGGATGCGCCAGCCCCATGCGAACGGAAGCTCGTCCTCGTCCCACTCGGTATCGTCCTCCAGCGTGCAGTTCTCCAGCACGACGGAGTAACGTCCGTCCTTGGCGTTCTCTCCGCTGCGGCGATGCCACGCGAAGATGACCAGCACCTGGTTGTTGTCGTCTCGGTCTCGACCGCGGATGAGCGGCGAATCGAACGGAACGCTCGGCGCATCCATGATCTCCGCCTCGCGGTCCGGATACGCCTCGGCAAGCACGCCCTTGTCGAACACACGACAGCGAAAGATGCTGCGCCCGTCGCAGTACTGCCAGTCCGTGTCGTCCAAGAGGATCTCGAACGGATCCACGCGCTCGATGACCGGCTTATCCTCGTGCGGATACACCTGCGCGAAGTAGGTGCCAGCGATGACGGTATCCGTCGCCCAGAGCGGGTCCTGGTCGTACACGTCGAGGTCGTCAAACGCGCCTTCGAGGAACAGGTTGTTGTCTCGCGCTCGCTTCTGGAGCTGGATGTCTCCGTCCTTGACGACGACCATCGGCAGCACGCGCGACTTGAGGAGCTTCGACGTGTAGGTCTCGCAGAGCACGCGCGAGCGGTTGATGGTGAGACGACGGCCGCCGGCTTCGTCCTTGGTGCCCAGGTCGTTTTCCTTCTCCCAGAAGCGATCCTGGTAGATGTCCTCGTACCGCTTCCACGCCTCCCAGCGCGGGCCAGCCATCGCGATCAGGCGCTGCGCTTCCGCAGCAATGGCCGCGTGCACGTCGCCCTGGGCGTACTGGTACCAGCGTAGGGGGCGAGTGGGCATCAGGTGGCCTTCGGCTCCGCGTGGAGGGTCAGGAGCGATTGCCCGTCAACTTCCAGCATCGACCACGGACCCGCATGCTCCGAAGGCCGGTTGAGGTCGGCGCGCTTGTAGATGCCGAACCGAACGCGGTACGCCTTCTCCACCGGCTCACCACCACGACCGATGCCGCGCGTGATGCTGATGTCGATCGTGAGGTAGTTCGGGTCCACACCGTCCAGTGGCTGGATGCCAGCCACCAGCGGGCCGAACACGGCGAGGAGTGCCTGACGGCTCGCGTGGGTCTCGCTCGGCGTCGGCATGCTCGCGATGCGTTCGATCGTCGCGCGGTCTGCATCGGTGATGTTCACTGCAACCCTCCGCCCGTCGCCTTCGCGAGTGCCTCACGCGCCTTCGCGGCACGATCCGCCTCCGGCTCGTCCTTGTAGATGCGCGCCACGATGCCGGCGGGGTTGATCTCCGCCCATCGGTCGCACCGAGGCTGCCTCACTCGAACCACGCCGTCGGGCAGCTCTTCGAGCTCGTGACCCGTCGTGCCTTTGTGATTCACCGTCTCCGTGATGAGCACGTTGCCCACACTCGGGAATTGGGTGCGCTTCGCGAGCGTGATTGCGATCAGCTTCCTTGCCATGACTTGCCTCCGAGGCGTTCCTCGATTCCCTGGCCGCGAAACTCGCGGTCCACGACGACGAGACCGTGATCCAGCGCGCAGCCGACAAGTGCGCCGCTGTCGATGTCCACGGCGACACGCGCGCGCGATGCGTTGACCACGGCCTCGGCCTCCTTCACCCGCAGGTGACGGGCGCGAGCTACGCGCGAGATGATGTATCCGCGGTCCTCCGGCTTCGCGTCGCGATATCCGATGCGCATGGGAACGAGCGTCTCCGCGTTCATTCCGCCGCGTCCTTCGTGTAGAGCACGGCCGGATCTGCCTCGATGGCCGCAAGACCGATGCGGAGCGCGAGCCGCGCCACGGTGGCCTGCTTCACCAGCGGCGGAGTGGCTCGTGTGAGCCGCTCTCGGTCCGTGTCGGCCACGCGCATCGTGAGGGTGACCTTGAGTTGGTCGCTCATACGATCCCTCCACGGACGACGGAGCGCTTGCCCCAGTTGTGCGCATCGACGAACGCGCGGAAGAACTTCTCCGGGATGCGGAGCTCCACGTTGCCGTCGATGAAGAACGTCAGTGCACCAATGGCAGCGACACGAACGAGCTCGCCATCACGGTCAAGCTGCCAGTCCATCCCCTCGATGCGGATGACCTGCTCCTCGCCGTGGCACCGGGCGTAGACGTCGGTGAACGGCATTCCTCCTGCCGTGCGGCCCTTGTCCTTGATGCCGTAGGACTCGACAGCGAATCGGACTGCAAGGCGCTTGGAGCAAGCATCGCAAGCGGGGTGCAGGTCCGAGCCGGTGTCCACTCCGCGCTTGTCGCGCAGGGTCGCGTCGACTGCGCGTAGCGTCGACTCCGGGACATACAGCTTGGAGCGCCAGGCCCTCACGAGGTGCAACATCGCATACGTGGCGGTTATTGCAACACGTATGCATCTGTACTTACGTCGCGTTTACGGTATACTGTCCCTATGCGAGACACGAATCTCCAGGTCCGGATGAGTGACGAGGAGCTCGAGCGCATCAGGCAGCTTGCCGCGCACTACGGCATCACCGTGGCTGCGCTGATACGCATGCTGGTGAAGCGGGACATGGATGCGGTGATGGTGCGGCGGTCGTGAGCCGCACGAAGTACATTCCCTCCGACGCGTTCAACCTCGCCATGATTGACGCACTACGAGAATGTTTTGGTCTGCAACCTCTCTACGCTCCAGAGCGTGAGACTCAGTACGTGGTTATCCGCTCAATGTCCGTGAGCGTGTGCCTCTACGGAGGGCGCAGGCTCGGGACGCGACGGCGTGATGGCGAGCACAAGGAGGGCGAATGAACCTCTCCCGCGCCCTTGACCGGATGCTCGCCACGCGGTGGTGTCCGCACACTCCGCACCCGAAGCAGGCGGAGTTTCTCGCGCTCACCTGCAAGGAGGCGCTCTTCGGTGGCGCAGGCGGCGGAGGCAAGTCCGACGCGCTCCTGATGGACCAGCTCCAGCACGTTGGAGTACCGGGATTCAGCGGCATCATCTTCCGCAAGACGTACGCCGACCTCGCGCTTGCCGGTGCCATCATGGACCGCTCGCACGCGTGGCTGAAGCCCACCCGCGCGCACTGGGATGGCATCAAGAAGCAATGGCGGTTCCCGAGCGGTGCGCGCATCAGCTTTGGCTACCTTGCGACGGCCAACGATCGCTACCGATACCAGGGCGCAGAGTTCCAGCGCATCAGCTTTGACGAGCTGACGCAGTTCACCGAGCGTGACTACACGTACCTATTCTCTCGCCTGCGCGCGCCCATCGGCTTTCCCGTTCCGCTCGCGATGCGTGCTGCGACGAACCCCGGCGGACTAGGCCACGCGTGGGTGAAGAAGCGCTTCATCGACGAGCCTGGCGATCGTGTCTTCGTTCCGTCGCTCATTGCCGACAACCCGAGCCTCAACGCGAACGAGTACCGTGCGAGCTTGGCCGAGCTCGACTCGGTGACCCGCGCGCAGATGGAGCACGGCTCATGGCTCGATGACACGACGGGGCTCATGTACCGCGTGGCAGAGAGCAACATCCACCGCGGGCACTTCGTTCGCACCGGTGACTGGACATTCGTCGAGGCGCACGACTACGGCGTGACGAACATGAACGCCATCAGCATGCTCGGGTGGCAGCGGCACTCCGATGTGGTCCATGTGTTCCAGAGCTTCTACGTGAAGGGCCTGGCCGACGATGTGGCGCGCGAACACTTTGAGTTGCAGAAGTCGTTCAGTCCCGAGCGTCTCGTCGGTGACATCGGTGGGCTAGGCAAAGGCTTCGCTGGCGAGCTCATCTCACGCCACAACATCCCCGTGGAGGCCGCCGACAAGGCGAACAAGCTCGGCTACATCAAGCTTGTCAACGGCGCACTGGAGCGCGGGAAGCTCATCATCCATGCGGAGGGATGCTCGGACCTACTCGCCGAGGTGAGCACGCTTCAACGCCTGCCCAACGGCAAGGAAGCACCGGGCGCGAACCACTGCTGCGACTCGGCGCTGGTGTACGGGTTCAAGGCGTGCCGCGCTTACATGCAGATTCCACGCAAGCCACCGCCCACGGTGGAGCAGGTCGTGGCGAAGGAGGCCGAGGAGGCTCGACGCGTGCTGAGCGGGAAGGTCAAGCGCTCGGCTTGGCAGTAGCTACCTCAGCTTCGCTTTTTTCATGAGGGCGAGCCTCTTTCGGATCGCATCCGCAAAGCACAATGCGCTGCCATCCCGCCTCGCCAGCGGGTGGCGCGTCTGACCATGCTCCCTGGCCGTAGTTGAAGTACGTGACCAGATGGGCATGCGCCCTCACAGCTTCACCCCCGAGATGGCAGCTACCACCGCCTCCCGGGCCTCCGGGTGCCCCTCTCCAGCTTCTCCACCTTGCGTCTCAGCACAGCGTTCTCTCGGAGCAACTCATCCCGCTCCGTCCGCAGCTCCCCGCACTCGTCGGAGAGACGGTTGGCCCGAGAGCATGCATCGGCGAGGCGGTTCTGGGTGGTGATGTCGTCGGCCTGGTCCTGCGCCCGCTCGCCCTGCAAGCGCACCATGGCAATCGCATCCGCCACACTCTCCGACTCTCCATCCTCGCCGCCCGCTCGTTGCTCCGGAGTCACGTCTTAACCCCTCCCGCCCCCACCACCCGTAGCACCGCCTCCCGGGCCTCCGGGTGCCCCTCCAGGGCCCGGATCACCACCGGGACGATGTCCACCCGGTCGCACCGCCAGCCGCGGTGACGGAGGAACTCGAGCGCCTTGGCCTCGACGGCCTCGGGGTCGTCGGAGTCCTGGCCACTCTTCTCCCTCGCCTTGTACTCGGCCAAGAGCGCCTCCATGACGATGCGCCGCTCGGCCAGGAACTTCGCCTGTGCGCTGTACAGGTTCGCCCGCGTCCGGTCGTCCTCGGCGTCCGCAGCATGCGTGCCAGCAAGCGCAGCTTGGTCCTGCAACTCGTCGGCCTGCTTCTTGAGCTCGGCCAGGGTCTCATCGCTGTTGTCTAGGGTCACGTGTATGCCTCTGTGGTTCAGTTGGTTCTCTATACGCGCGCGCGCGCGTCGGAGTGTTCTTGAGTCGTCCGACGGGTAGACCGGCCTACCCATGAGTCCGTCCTACCTCCCAACCTCGTCTCCACCGACTCTCAACCCCGTCGGGACAGGAATTCTTGAGTGGTACCATATACTTATCTCTCTCTGTCCTATCCTTCCTTCTAAAGAAGAGAAAATAAGTAGTAGAGATAGAAATAGATTTACTACAAAGGATCTGGGCTAAGTCCGCACGAGACGGGACGACGGGACAAAACGAGTTAAGTTCTTGATTACGCACTGGATTCAGGCCAACTACCGTTGAGACTTAGATGTGGACAGGAGCCGATACCGCCAGGGTCGGTTGCCGTGGGATGACGGCGCTCGGTACCTTTCCCACCCTCGCTGAGCGAGGATACGAGCCACCCGCATCTGGTCCGCCCGGGTCCAGTCGGTGACGACCATCTTCAACGGGCCGGCGAGAAGCTCCCCGATGCTGGTGTCGGTCTTGCCGACGAGGAACGTGTCGATCGGACCCTCCCACACGTCGGACTCGGCGCGCGGGGCCTGTTCCTCGTGGCAAGCTGCGGCCTCCTCGGCCGAGTCCGGCCACCACTTGGCGCCGTCCTCGTACATCGACACCGCCTCGGCCCAAAGCTGGTCACGATCGGCGGCCAGGGCCTCAAGGTCCACGGAGGTACACCGCACGGGCCAGTAACGACGGTTGCCCGTGTCGTCCTGCAGGTAGCTTGCGTGGTTCACCGTGCCGGCGAAGACGCAGCCACGGGGCACGGAGACGTTGCGGCGAGCGTACGGCGGCCGGTAGACGTCGATGGGTGAGGAGAAGAACGTCTTGGCCTTGTCGGCGTCGGCGCGCTTGAGACTGTCGAGCTCGGCGAGCTCCACCACGATGCGACCTTGGAGACTGAGGTAGGCGTCCTTGGAGCCGATGTCGATCGGCGTGTCGGTGAAGTACTCCGTCCCAGCGAGGGTGCGGAGTGCGGAGGACTTCTTGATGCCCTGCGCGCCTTCGAGGATGAGCACGTTGTCCACCTTGCACCCAGGCTGGAAGGTGCGCGCCACGGCGGCAGTGAGCCACCAGCGACCGACCAGTTCGGTGTACGGCGTGGACTCGGCACCTAGGTAGGTCGTGAGCCACCGTGTGAGCCTGGGCACACTGTCCCACTGAAGGGAGCGCAGGTAGTCGCGGAACGGGTGGTAGGTGTCCGACTCGGCCACGACAGCGACAGCGCGGTCGATGTCACCGACGCCGAGGTCGAGCTGGAACACCTCGCGTTTGAGCCACGAGCTGAGTCGGGCGGAGTCAGCGTCGGTCCACTCGTTCGTGCCTGCGGCTGCGCCGTGGCTATCGGAGTCGTGCCACGGTGGATCGGTGACGGTGACGCGCTGCGCGTGGACGTTGAGCCGGATGCGGCCTTGCCACTCGGGGTGGTAGCGAAGGACCACGATCGCGTTCTCGTGGTGCTGGGCGATCTTCTGCTTGCCACTGGCGGTGGCCTGCCAGACGAGGCGTTGCTTCCAGGTGGGGCCTGCGGACTCCGTAGGCTCGGCAGGATCCGTCGAGGGCGGCGCGCCCGGAGGCGGTCCACCGTACATAGCCGGCGGCTCGCGGTCCTCGATGACGGGGAGCTTGTCGGCCTTGCGCGCGTCCTCCCACTTGTGTTTGAGCTCGCGGTCGCTCCACGCCGGATCGCACTTGGTGGCGTTGTACTCGAGGAACAGTGACCACGCCTCATGCTCGGGGAGCCCCTTCGCGATCCACGCGTGGAGACTGCGCGCCACGTTGAACGTCACATCGCTGCCGCCACTGCCCTGGATGCTTCGGTCGTAGCGCTGCACGTAGGCTGTCACGCGGCGCCGGAGTGCATCGGCGTTGGTTGTGGTGCTGTGGAGCGGGATGACCGGAGCGACCGTGCGCGGCTTGCGGATGCGATCGTAGAGTGCGTCCGGAAGCTCGGCCGGGTGCATGACGACCGACCAGACGTAGCGCCCGCCGCTCTTGTGCATCGACGGAGCAACGACGATCTGACCGCCACGCGTCTTGACGTCGACACCCTTCGCCACCTTGCGGTTGGTGACCTCGCGCGGGTCTTGGCCGGGTCCGTAGGCGAAGATGCGGTGCTGTCCGTTGCCCGAGCCGGAGCGGCTGGTGAGCGTCGGGGGCATGGAGCCGAGCTCGGCGAGTCCCTCCAGTCCACCTGCGTACTCGTCGATGTCCAGCGCGACGAGATCCTTGCCGAGCATGAGCCCGATGTTGCCGGTGTGTCCGCGGAACAGATCGCGCACGGCGTCGATATCGGACGTGGCGCGCTTGGTCCAATTGTCGCCGATGGGGTGCTTCCCCTCGTTCGGCGCGCAGTCCGTGCCGCAGAGGCACCGGTTGCCGATGAGGCCGTACACGGGAACGACGGAGAACCCGAGACGCGCGTACATCTCCGCGGCGAGCGGGATCGGCGTGGTGTCCGTCGGCAGATCGTAGGGTGCCGTGGCTTGCATCATTCGCTCTCGCCTCGTTCTGCGCGGTCCAGCGCCGCCATCGCCTCGTCAACGGAACGCACGATCGTTGCGAACCCTCCGAAGCTTCGGAACGCGCGAAGCCACGCGAGCTGCTCGGCGGTGGGCTTGCCCGTGTTGGCCTTGATCTCCAGCGCGAAGCCGCGACCGGAGCGGAGCAGGCCCACGAGGTCTGCACCTCCGATGCCGAGTCCGTAGCGGCACTTGTGGTCCGAGTCGTAGCCGGTGTGGTTGCGCACCAGGCGAGCGCGCTTGGTGAGGTTCACGGCCTGACGGACCTGAGCTTGGATGGTGGATTCTTTCATGCTGCCTTCGTCGACATGAACAGTGGATCACGCCACCCTCGACTGGTTGCCCCACACAGACCAACCCGGCCGCGGCGAACGGCAGAACATCTCGAGCTTGGGAAGCTCCGGGTACATTCGCTCAATCAGTTCGGCGAACTCGTGCGGCTTCGCGGAGTGCTCTTCGCGCGCGATGCTGACGACACTTGACGGCCGCACGGACGGCGGAGGAACCGGAATGTTGCCCTTCGTCGCGATCAGCAAGTGCTCGTGCTGGATGCGTGCGTAGTAGCCCATGCCGATCTTCTGCTTGTCCCAGATCATTCCAGTTCGATACGTGAAGCCCCATGCGGTGATGACCTGCATGGCTTCGGAAAGCTTCGGCGCGGTCTTCCAGAGGAATAGGATCGCGTCGTCGGTGGTGAGCTTCGCGACATCGAGCGCGCAGATCTCTTCCAGTGCCATCGTCGGATACTGGTTCTCGATCGCGCGGGACTCCGTCTTGACGTGCTCGTAGCGCCACGGCGGATCGGAGTAGATGACCGGGTAGCGCTGCGCAGTCTCGCCCTTCGGCAGCGGCGCGTTGCCCTTCGCGATCTCGGCGATCTTTTCGACACGCGCGACCCGAGCGACCTCGGCCACAACGGCAGCCGGTTTGACCTCGCCGCGCTCAACCTTGGCAACGATCTTGGACTGCTCTGCCTTCGGAAGCTCAACGAGCTTGACCGCAGCACTGACGGCGATCTTGCCCGCGTCGACCGCCCGCGCGAGCTCGGGAGCACCTTGCGCGATGACCTTGGTGGCCATGTCGACGGATCGCCCGCTGACACCGACGGCTGCGCCTGCGAGGTCGCGGCTCTTCGCCCCTGCATTCTGTGGTGGCAATTTTTCCACAACAGAATCGTTCGGCTTTCGAACCTGCCTCGCCTTCGCCTCCTCGTCGTAGATGGCGCGGATGCGTGCGCCCACCATGGCTGTCTGGCTTGGGTCAAGGTGCCTGCGCGCCACGTTGGCGAGCACGACATATCCGAGCGGATCAGTGCCGTTGAACTCAACAAAGCTGGGCTTGACTCCAGCTCGCTTGGCGGCGAGGAAGCGATTCCGACCGTCCAGGATTGCTCCCTCGAACGTGACGATCGGATGGCGCACGTCGTAGCCGCTCTTGCGCATCGATTCCGTCAGCGCATCGGCCTCCGCACCTTCGAGCATCGGGAAAATGTCTGCGTACTTGTGAGCCTTCATGCCGCCACCTTTCACGCCACACCGGCGATGAGTTTCGATGCCAATCGCTGAACCTCGTACTCCGGCCGGCAACCGTACACGGCAGAATACTTCCAATATGCCCAACCAGTCTTATACCCCTTGGACTTGGCAATACCAAGCCATTTTGCCAGGGTTTTTGCCCTATCGTCGGCCCCCTCCGCGCGCTTCCGCGCGTACGGAACGAGTTTCTCTCCCGTCACCGAATACGCAATAGCCTTAGGCGCAGTTCCGCACTCATCGCACGGCGTGCCAGGCTCAATCGGCGCTCCGCATACACGGCAGTAGGACTGCGCAACGTTGATGTCATCGCCACGCAGAATGCCTCGCCCGTCGAGTTGGTACTGGCGATCGTCCTCGGGGTGCCCGTGCATGTGGCTGACGCCGTGCAAGTCGAGGATGACGGCATCCTTCTTCCCCGGCGCCGGGCGCAGCGCACGTCCCACCATCTGGATGTACGTGCCGGACGTGCCGCACCCTCGGGCGAGGATGACGCAGCTCGTGGCGGGCACGTCGAAGCCCTCGGTGAGCACGTAGACGTTGACGAGGACTTGGACTTGACCAGAGCGGAACGCCTCCAGGTAGAGCGTGCGCTCGGCCCACGGCATGTCCCCGGTGATGACGCGAGCGACGATGCCCTTCGCGTTGAACTCGTCGGCGTGGATGTTCGCTTGCGCGACGCTCGGGCTGAAGACGATCGTCGGACGGCCGCTAGCGTGCTCGAGGTACGCGTCTACGGGACGCTGTGCGATCTGCCCCTGCTTCAGTCGCTGCCGCGGAGCGATGATGGAGGACGGTACGAGGAAGCCTTGGTCCACGAGTTCACGCACACGAACGCCCACGATGATGCGAGTGAACATGGCGCCGAGACCTCGCCCATCGGAGCGCTCGGGAGTCGCCGTCGGGCCGATGACGATGGTGTCCTTCGGGTAGTCCTGGAGCACGGAGGAGAACTCGTCGGCCACGTAGTGGTGCGCCTCGTCCGCGACGATGAGCTCGGCAGGTGGGCGCATACGGCGCGCGAGCAGGGTCTGCACGGTAGCCACCTGCACGGGAGCAAACGGGTTCGGCGGGCTCATGGCGGATGCGCTGATGCAGCCAACGATGACGCCTGCGGAGCGAAGCGCCTCGTACGCCTGATCCACGAGCTCGGCACGATGCGCGAGCCAGAGCGACGGACGCCCGTTCGCAGCCATGCGGCGCGCCACCTCGGCAAACGTGCGCGTCTTGCCAGCGCCCGTCGGCATCACCACGCAGATGGAGCGCGAGTTCTGCTTTACCGCAGTTCGGACCCGGTCGATGGTGTTGGTCTGGTAGTCGCGTAGGGTCATGGGGTTGCGTTCGGAGGACAGGTGTGCGCACCGGCATAGACGCGCCGGCAGTGCGGGCAGACTCGGATGAGGAGAGGTCGCATCACTCCCCCGCCACGAACCCACCACTCGGCGGATCCGTCCTGCGCTGATGCGTGATGACCTCGGGGATGAGGTGGAGCGCCTCGGCGACGTACGCGCGGAGTCGGAAGGGGCACCGTCCGGCGAGCTTGATGCAGTTGCGCACGACGTGGACGCGGGAGGAGTCGAGCCACTGCGTCCGGAGGGAGTAGGACCCGTCGGCGTGGAGGTGGATCTGGATGTGCGGGGTCATTCGGCGGCCTCTTGTTCTCGGCGCGTAGGCACGGCCGCGATCTCCAGCACACGCTTGCAGAGCAGCAG